TCCTCTATGTTCCGGCCATCCGGCAGTTTTAAAAAGCCTTTTTGCCTGAAAAGCCCGATGATTCTGGCGCGTTGCGCCGCGTCCTTTGTTTTGATTATTTCAATCTCGTCAAGCAGGGACACCGTGTATTTGAAAATAGTCTCGTCGCTTCGCCCGCCGCCGGCCAGCCGCTTGTAGTCATCTAGACTGGATAGCCGCTTTTTGCGGACATAGTCGTCGATCACCTTGCCGAAAGCGTCATGGTCGTAAGTGATGGCGTCCATCCGGCGCAGAAGGCGTTTCTTGAAATAGAGACCCGCGCTGCCCCGTCCGCCAGTCGGCACTTTGCGAATGCGGGTGAAGAAGTACGTCGCGCCGCCGCTTCTCATATCGCTCTCCGGCGACATGCCTCCGGGCTTTACCCCGATGCGGATTTTTTCGACCGTCGAGACCATGTTGCCGTTGTTTTCAAGAACCGATTTAACGAGGTCTTCGATGTCCCCGCCGTCGGTTACGTTGTGATAAAGGCCGTAACCTTTCAAATCCTTCTCCAGCATCTCGTCTGTGATGTCGAACCTAATCTGGTGGCGGTATCCCGCCCGACGCGCCGGAGCGTTGAAGCCAAGCTCATATCTGCCCACCGGGTCATAGCCGGGTATCTTTGTGACATCGTCCACGCCGAGTTCGTCCAACCAGAATTTTCTCATCGCCTGAATGCGCTCTGATTTCGTCGCGTTCGAGGAATCCAGCTTCTGGCCCATCTTTTTCCATGCGGCGGACGCGTCTTTCTTGAGCACATACGCCTGTTTCTGCAAGTACATAATCTCGGCGTCCTCGACGCTCGCGGGAACGGAGTTGATGCCGAGCCGCTCGAGTCTGTCGAGAATCGACTCGAAACTGTTGTGATCGGCCACTTTGCCGACTACCCGGATTTCCACCTGCCCCTGAATAGCGTAAGGGTTCGCGGAGTCCCACGGACGATAGTCCATCACAACGCCGTCGTCGAGTTCGACGCGGTACTGCACGCCCCGGTTGAAACCTGAACTTTTGCCGAATATTTTGTTCAGGTCGGCGTCGGATTTGACCACATGTATTTCCCCGCCCCGGCACTGCCGCTGGTCTATCTTGATGTCCGTCTTCTGAAACCGGAAGTCTGCCGCCTTCGGATCGGGTTTTGCTTCTTGGTCGATAAGATGTTTTTTCGCGGCGTACTGATTGAGCTTGCCGGGATATTTCGTTTTGTTTTTCGCGGCTTCGAGCGCAGCCTCGGACACTTTCAGATATTCGGCGGCCATGTCCCTGACGGACGCCGTTTTGCCCGTCTTCGCCAGCTTTTCAAGATCGGGAATCAGTTTTCTTATTTCATCGAGCTTGTCTTTGTTGAAAGCAAAGTCGCCGGAGTCGATGTGGTGATTGACTGTTTTGACGCCCGCGAGGATTTTGTCGTAAAAAGTGTCTTCGGTCAGAACGTCGCCGTGGGACAGCGAGCGGGACGCCGCGCCTTTTTCTCCGAGCGCGTCCAGAAACTTCTTTTCAGAGTCGGGCCGCAGCTTGAATTGAATGACCGTTTCCTCTTTGCCCTGAATGTTCCTCTGTGTGAAAACGAGCGCGTTCTGATCCTCTATGTCGTCAACGTCGAGTTGGAGCGTTTTTCCCTGCGCCTTCATCTCGTGCGCCTCGCGCAGAAGAAGTTCGTCTTCCTTTGACAATTTTCGAACGGCTTTCACGTCGTCGCTGAACCTGAACTCCGCGCTGTGCCGCGTCTTATGTAGCTCGTTGTAAAAACTTTCGAAGTCTCGCCTGATGTTGTTTTTGCGGGCGAGCGCGAGCTTGCAGAACTCATCTTTTGCCGCGCTCGCTTTCGCTCCGAATCGACCGTCGACATAAGGTCGGATGATCTCCATGTATTCAGAGTCGGGAATGCGCTCGACGCGCCGGATGTATTTGAGCGCCGCCTGAAGGTCAATATCCACATCGCCGCTTTTGTACGCCCTGAAAAGCGTGTTGTATAGCGGCTCGGCCTCCATAGAGTTGGGATGATAGGCGATGTTGAGTTTATCTTTGCCGAGGAACTTGAACGCCTGACCCTTGTCGATTCCGTAAATCTTGCCGTCGGCGGCCCGCACGAACTGTTTGGCGTGCCCGTCATGGTTAGAGATTAGCCAGTCGATGATGTGCTCTCGCTGCACCGCCTCGATCTCGACAGACGTCATCTTGTGGATGGGGATGTCCCGGAACGTGCCTTCATGTTTGACGTATTTGACCAGCCGCTGGATTGAGCCTTGCCGTCCGCCGAGTTCCACATAGCGCACCTCGACTGCGTCGGGGTCGATGAGCCGCCCGACGCGGTACGCCATCTCTTCGCCTCGCGCCACAAACGCATCGTTCGGCTTGAACAGCCACTCGTCGCCCCGGCGGTCAACATAGATGTATTTTTCATGCGCGCCGCCCAGCGATTTAGCGTCTCTGGAATATTTGAAGATTCCGCCCTTGTCGAGCGCGTCCCAGTCGGCGTCAAGTTTTTTAAACCCGCCCGCGATATCCGTGTGCGGTTTTTCCAGAACGACGGCGGTCGGAGGCGGCGCGGGTTTCGGAGCGGGCTTGGGAACTGGAGGCGGCGTCGGCTTTGTCGCGGGAGTTCCCGCGGGCTTCTTTCCATGCTTTTCAGCCCATTTCGCCCATTTCAGATCAATGCTATCTTTTGCGGCCTTGATCGCCGCCGGATCGGTTTCTGTGAACAGCGTTACAAAGTCGTCTTTTGATCCCCACTGCCAATGCGAAGCCTTTGTCTGCTTGCCGAGGTCTTTAAGTTGCTTGGCGGACATCGCCTCGATCTTCGCCTTGAACTCGGCTTTCTTTTTTGCAAGCTCCGCGATTTTCTCTTTAAGATAGTCGTCGCCCACGGACAGACCGCCCTTGCCGAGAAACGCTTCGGCGTCGTTGGCGGCCGCCAGAAACGTTTTGTAGTCTTTGGGATCGACGGAAACCTTCACGTTGTCCAGCAGTGAAAGAATCATCTCTTTTTCTTTTTTGACGGTTTCTTCGGCCACCTGCACGGCGGCTTCTTTTACGACCTTCTTTCCAAGTTCCTCTTTGAAACTTTTCTCAAGAGCTTTGACGAGATGCTCTTTGGTTTTGAGGACAGGTATATTGAATTTTACTTTCGCATCGATGAGCGCCTGACCGGAGAGCAGACTGTGATCGACGCCCGGCTCGAGCGCGTCCAGCATTGCGATGACTTCCCGCTTGGTCAGGTTCAACGATATGCCTTTTTCCTGCGCCAGCTCTTTGAGTTTCGACACGGGCATGGAAGCGAAATCCGGCCCATGCTCATGCGCCGCTTTTGCCTTCAACAGGTCGATGAGTTCATCCTTGCTTCGGAGAGCGGCAATCTTGTGCTGTTTGAGCAGCGCCTTGAGTTCCTTGCCGCCGAGATGGGAATAATCGGCGCCCGTCTTCTGTTTGAGGATGGCGATGAAGTCGTCTTTCGTGCGGGCGATGGACACGCCGCTCGCCTTTGCCTTGTCCTGAAGCTGTTTGATTGTCAGCTTGCCCCATTCGCCTTTTGATATGAACTGTCCGACCTTGATCGCCTCAGACTGTTTTTCCTTCGCCATCTGCTCGATGGACTGAGGCGGCAGAATGCACGCGGCTTCTCCCGTGGCGGCGACGGCGCCCAGATTTTTCGCGCCGCAGATGTCCAGCGGATACGCGTGAACCACCGAGCACCGGCAATGGGGATGAGCCGGGATGTTCGGGAATTTATCTATCGGAAAAACTTTTCCGTTCAGCTCCCCGCACACCGGACACATGCGCTCGTCGCCGGCGGCCATCCATTCGAGCTTCTGAATGCCCACGGCGTCATAGAACTTCATGCGGCCCTGATTGTGCGCCCTTAGCGTTTCGGTGCGGGCGATCATCTCCATGCGGGTCTGCGCCGTCTTGAACACGGTTTTGCCCGCCTTGCGGAACTCTTCGGGGTCGCGCACGACGCGCCCGATGTCTTTTGCTATCTCCGGCACGCTGCGCCCGGAGGCGATGCCCGTCTGGATGGCGCGGTTGATCCCGTCGGTCAACTCCCGCGATACATCTCCGGCGAGCTGCACGTTGTAGTTGGCCATGAAGTCGAGCGCGTCTTTGTCGATGAGAGTGAAGACGGCGCTGCCCGTCTGATTTATTCCAGCGGGAGTAAGGTCTCGGTAAAAAGGCATTTTCGCGCGCGCGAGATCCCCGACGCCGTTATCGATGCCGGCCTTGTAACTGTCTTTGACGGCTGTCTTCATAATCAGGGAATGCTCGTCCCGCACGACTCGGATATGGTCTTTAATCTGATGCTGAAGCTTTCTGAGCGACGCCTGATTGATCGCCTTGCCCTCGGGCAGAGAACCGAGATTGGCGTAATGAAGCAGGCTCGTTTTGACATCCTTTTCAGCGCGTTGAAGCGCGTCGGTGACTCGCGCCACCGTCTGTTCCGCGTACAGGTCGCGGCTGTGACGCGAAGCGAGCGTCGCTTCGATAATCCTGTCGTGCAGAGTTGTTTCGACAGCTAACGCCCGCATCCGCAGCCTTCCTTCGTTTTTTTGTTGAACGACGCGCAGGCGCGCGAGTCGAACCGGGTCTCGCCGTTTTGCGCGTCGCACCAGTTGTTTTCAGAATCGAAGAATTCACATTCGTCGCACAGCGCGTCCGGCGAGGCGCTTCCCGTCAGCGACGGAGGGCGATACGGCCAGTCCGCTGACGCCGCCGGGCGGTTCTTTTCTTTATCGAGGCCGAGCTTTTCTTGAGCGGTCTCGATGGACATTATCCCAGAGTTGACCATGTCGATGATGATTCGCGGGTCGGTGACGTCGACGCCCTTCTTTGATTCTGCTTCAAGGTTGGCGCTTTCAACTTCGGGGTTAAGGTCCATCTTGATCTGAAGGCTGTTGCCTGAAATCAGCTTGCGGTCATAAAGCTCGATGTACAGTTTTTTGATGTCCACCTCGTTGGCGAGATCGAGATCGTTGAAAATGTAATTGATGCTCTTTTCCCCGTAGCCCTTCATGTCCTGCCATTTGAAGAATATCCAGTTGAGGATGTCCCGCGCCGCCTGTTTGATTTCTTTGAGCATGATTACCATCTTCTGCATGCCGATGGTGGCGGTGGCGAAGTTCGGACCGTCGCCCGTGATGAGGGATTTTGCCAGACCGAGCGCGATGATGATGTCCTCTTTGATTTCCCTGATCTTCTTTTCGGTGTCGAGCACCTGACCTTCAGTTCCGTAAGTTTCGGCCTTCACATAGAACGGCACGACCAGCCCGGCCTTCAAATCCATCCGGTTGATCATGTCGCGCACGCTGTTGAGCGTTCTCTGGTCGGGGATGATTGTCTTCTGTCCGAACTGCCCGCCCACCTGCACAAATCGCAGCGGGGTCGTCCATCGTTTCGCCACCGCGCGCTCGGCCTTGCGATAGTCCCGGAGCAGCTCGATGGACTCAAACGCCGGAACCACCATTGAGTTTCCGCGCGGCGAATACGGCTGCGCGTCCCATTTAATGTGCAGCACCCTGTCCAGCGGCAGGTCTATCGGCTCGCCCGCGGCCGCCGATTCGGGATGCTGTTTCATTTCTTTAAGTTCGCCGTTCTCGTATATTACCTTCGCGCTGTTGGGATTTACGCAGATGACTTTTTCGATGTCGTCGCCGTCGGAGCCGGTCTGCTGGAAGCCGACGCATTCGCCCTTCACCAGAAGATTCAGAATCATATTCTTGACGAAGGCGTTCAGTTTAAGTTTCGCGGCCAGCTCTCTAGCTTCCCATTTGACGTCCTCGTCGTCGCACCCGAACTGGATTTCGTCTCCGATGGCGAACGTGCGCCACGAATTGATGGCGTTTTTCACTATCGGCTCGCTGACGTAATATTGCCATGCCTTAGCGGCGCGCTCTTCCCACGTTGCGGGAACGGCGTCGCTGACGGCGAGATCGGCGAGCGCGGAGGAGTCGATGTCCCCCTCTGCGCTGAGTCGCGGAGGAACAATCACGTCGCCAGTAAGATTGTTCTTCGGGCGATGGCGCGGACGCTTGCCCCGATTGTTTTCAGTTTTCATTGATTCCTCCGGCCGTTCTTCCTTCGGCCTCTATGACGCTCATCGGTTTGCCGCCGCCTCGCTCTTCGTCAAGAAGAATGAGAAGCAGAACGAAATAGCCGATGAGGTCTGTGGCCGTGTCGATGACGCTCTCGTCGGAGACGGCGACGTCCGTTTTCTTTTCCAGCAGGTTGCCGAGCCGCTCAAGCTTGTCGTCAATGCGCACAAGCAGCTTCGTCTTTGAATCCAGTCCACCGGACAGAATGCCCGGAGCCCTGAAACTGCTGCCGTAGTCCCGGTTCTTGCGCAGCAGCAGGTCTGTCACCCGCGCCATCGCTTCTTTAATCAATTCCTGATCGCGCATTAGCTCCCTTTCGCTATGTATTGGCTAAGTAATGCTTTCCAAGCATCTTTGGTGTAGAATTAAGATTAATTACTGCATGATGAGGTGGCACATGGCCAAAGGATTAACTCCCGTGGACTTTTTCGTTCACATAATTGAATCTCCGTCTCCTGATGATTTTCTGCTTAAAAGAACAGAAGGGCAGATTCTTGTACATATGCTTCAGTTAATGAACATACCATGTGGATACTTTATTGCTGTTAATGATGAGATGTTTAAAAAAGCTGTTTATGAAGGCCTCCCTGCGGCATTGGAATCCGATTCTTCAATTCCCATTATTCATATAAGTGCACATGGAAACGCTGACGGTATCGCTCTCACTAATGGCGATATCATTAATTGGTATGATTTAACAAAAATACTGAATCCGATAAATAATGAATATGACAACCTCTTGATTCTATGTATGTCCTCATGTCGTGGGTATGCTGGCTGCAAAATGGCAATTACAAATGATGACGTGCCTTTCTTCGCAATTATTGGCCACAGAGACAATCCTGAGTGGAGCGATACGGCCTTAGGTTTCTGCACTTTTTATAAGAATCTTTCTAAAGGTCACAGCATTTCAGACTCTGTTAATGCAATGAGAGCCTCAGTATCCGATGATAGGTTCTCATGTGAATTCGGTGACGACATCAAGCAGGGATGGCTTGAATATTTGCACAAGAAGAAAAAAGAAAAGTTGCAAATGGCGACACAAAACTTGATTAAAAAAGCAAGGCGTCAAGGTATAATTAAGTAAAATCATGATATACTCAATCATATAAAAATAGGATTGGTCATTACCGGAAGAGGTAACTCGCTTACCACTCCGCCTATGCCGTCCAGCCGCTCTTGTTCTCTGATCATCACCGCGCACCGCACCGCGTCGATTATGTGGTCGTGTCCTTTTGAATAAATCACATTGCCCGTCTTCATTGAATACGTGTGTGTGGTGAACTGGCTTTCTATCTCGACGTCAGAAGCCGGAAGAATTACCTGCCGCGATTGAAGACCTCTGTTGATCAGGCTTGTCATGTATTCCTTGCATTGCTTTTTGACGGGCTTGCCGTCTTCGTTTTCTCCTATGACCGCCGCGCTTCCGAAGTTGTATCCGCGAAGACGCGGGCCGAGGTTGAGGTCTCTGTATTTGTCGAGCGAGGTAAGTTCCTGAACCACGGACAGCCCGTTGCCGCCAGCGTCCACCCCTATGCCCGCGGGATTGAGGTAACGATCCAGAAGAGCGATGGTCTGAGCGATATGAGGATAGGCCACATGCTCCATGTGAATGCGGCGCATAAGGCGCAGAACAGGCTTTTCATTTTCCACCGCCTCTCTGAAGACGACAATTTCCGTCGGGTCGGCCGTGTATCCTGTGTCCGCTCCGATCCAGAACAGCCCGTCGCCGGGCGCGATATTCAGCAGCATGTCCAGCCGGTCGGCGACCGCTTCCTCGCCATCGCAATCTTTCAGTTCGCTTCCAGTTATCTCCACACATTCATATTCCGGGATGTCCAGCCTGCACGCCGTCAGATGTTCGAGGTTGAACGCGCCGTAGCTCGGTCGGCCATGCTCGCCGGCCACCTCGTGCTGCCATCCAGCCGTGTCGCGCCCGCCGTAGAATTCGACGAGTTCCTCTTCGCGCTCCGGCGACCAGTTCGGATTCAACCACGACGGCCACCTGAACACTTTCCAATTCTTTGAATGCGTCAGCCGGTAGTATGTCGTGTCTCGCAGACCGTTGGGCGTCGAGTAAATCCGCATCCGTCCGCCCGCCTTCAGGCATTGCCGCAGAGCCTTCCATGCTTTCTCCGTAAGCCATGCGCCCTCATCGACCAGAACCAGATCGACATGCAGAGAGCGGAACGGATCGCCATAAGCTCCGGCGGGGCGAAAATAGATTGTCGAGCCGGTCGTAAACTCGATTTTGAAATAGGGCTTTCGGATTATCTTCGGGCGTCCCTGTGAGTTGACCGCGACGCTCGCCTTCAAAGCGGGGCTGCTTTCGATCTGGGCTTCCACTTCCTCGATGATGGTGTCCACCGGCCCCTGATGCGGCGCGGCCACCAGCACGGAACCGCCTTTCTTCACGAAAGCGTGATGCAGAGCCAGCGTTGCGATGTCCACCGTCTTGCCCGTGTCCCGTCCGTCAAGGTGAATGATGTTCGTCGCCGAACACTCAAGGTCTTCATTCTGATGCTGCCAGTACCGGCGCGCGCTTCCGTCGCGGTTCATCAGATAATGCTCGCCCCACAGCCGGGGGTTGCGCATTGTAAGACCGAGGGCGCGATGGTATTTTGGCATTTCCTTGTCGTTCAATGTGTCTCCTGAAATCCGAACTCCCGGCGCGGGAAAAACGGCTTTTCCCGCATAGCCCGGCGCGGCATGTTTCGCTTTGAAAAACTCTCCCCCGCGCGCTTGATATCTTTTTTCAAAACTGGCTTGGCTTATTCCGAACCCGGCTCAAAGATGTCACCTGCATTGCAACGAACACGGAGTCGCGAACATGAAAAGAATCATCGGACGCAGAGCCAAGTACAAAAGAGAGGAGGGCAGCAAGCAGTTGAGCAAACGGGTCAACCCCCGGAACATTTGAACCACTCAAAAAAAGGAGGCCATGCACATGGCAACGAAAAAAGCGAAAGAAATCACGTTTGAAAAAGCAGTCCCCGCGTATCTGAAGAACCTGACAGACGAGGGCAAGAACGAGCGCACGGTCGAGGTTTACGGCCGCTGCCTTGAAAACGCCGTCGAATACTTCGGCGCGGACAAGCCGCTCGGCAAACTCACTCCGGCGACCATCGGCGCATTCTTCAAGTCAGACGCGTTTATCAAGAAGCCAAACGGCAACTTGAAAAGCGAAATCACCCTGACTCAAAACCGCCGCGTGCTCAGAATGATGCTCGTCTGGGCGCACGAGAAGGGCTATCTCGAAGACATCCCGCTGCCGAAAGCGGAAATGAAGAAAGGACGCGCTCTGAATGGAAACGACGCCGGCGACACAGAACCCGCCCCTGACGCTCCGCAAGGCGATTGAACTCTTCGAGACGAAGCTTCTTGCCGACGCTCGCTCGACGCACACCGTAGCATCCTACCTGCGCGACCTCTGGCTATTGGAGCGGTTCCTTGCGGACCGCTTCCAATGCCCGGAGGCGGCGCGCGTGACGGCGGACATGCTCAACGAGTTTTTCGCGTCTCCGCTGGTCACCCACATGTCGGACGGCGCACCGAAAGCTCAAGGTTCCGTCAACAAGGTAAAAACCTCGGTGAAGTCATTCTTCAACTGGCTCGCCGCATCCGGCCACATTCCAACCAACCCGGCAGCCGCCGTTCGCATCCGCCACATCCACCGCCCGGCGCCCGACGTTCTCACGGATGTCGAGAAAAAGAAATTGCTCAAGGCCATCTCGAATACGAGGGGGAAGAAAGCCTTCCGGGACTTTGCCATAATGAGCCTCTTTCTCAACACCGGCATCCGTGTCTCCGAACTGGTCCGTCTCAGCGTCGATGACGTGAATCTTGCGGAGAAGAAAATCACTGTCTTTGCCAAGGGAGAACACAAGGGGATTCGTTTTCTGAACGCCCACAGCCGGAGAAATATTGAAGTGTATCTGAAGCAGCGCCGGAAAATGCCGGTTGAAACCCGCGCGCTGTTCGTAAGCAATCAGGGCCGCCGCTTGTCCGTCCGTCAGGTGCAACGGTCATTCAACGAATGGCTCGCCGCCGCCGGAATCGAAAAGAACATTTCCGTCCACGGTCTGCGCCACACGTTCGCAACCAGTCTGCTTGAGCGCACGGGCAACCTCGCTCTCGTTCAGCAGAGCCTCGGCCACCGCCATATCTCGACCACCACCATCTACGCCCACGTGCCTTCCGAAGAGCTTCAACAGGCGATGGAATGTCTTTGAACCCGGTTCGCTGAATGCGGTGACCGCAGCCGATGAGATTTCATAGAGACCAGTCCACCGGTCTCTTTTCTCTTGTGGAGTTAGTCCTGAGAATGGGAATCCTATTCGCGGGAAAAACGCCTCCCCCGAAACGGCTCGGCGGGGGTCTGCGAGCTTTGAAATTTGAATTTTTCACGAATGCGGAGAAGGACTCGATGCTCGCTCCGAAAATGCGACAGGCGCGAACGTGGCCGCCGCAGGGCGCAAGCCGCGTTGTTCCGATGATTCAGTTTTCAAGGTTCAGTGTCCGCCACTCCCGTCCGGCGCGGTCGGACTGTACTGACTATTCTGTTATGTGTGTTTCTTCGACAACGTTATCCGTATCGTTATCCACGTTCGGAAGCGTCGTATTTGTTGTCAAATGCGACTGTCTGGAAAAATTGCTCTTGGTTTCATCCGGCTTTTTTGACTCACCGCCGCTATCAAATGCGACGGAAGTTTCGCATTCATCAGAAGTATCGACGCCGCTGGAGTGATGAACCGCCTGATCGCGCGCCTCTTCCGATTCGAACCGCTCCAGAATGGAAGCCGCCCATTCCGCAGGCGTTGTCTTGATGTTTACGGTGTCGCCCTCGCGCGCGCTCTTCGT